TTGATAAGGAGTTCTTTTTTATGAGAATTTGTATTGTCGAGTTCGTTCTCACAATCTATAGTGATGTTGTCGCAAGAAATGTCATTGTTTGTCCAATAGAACAGTTCAAGCATTCCATTGTTGTCAGCAAGTTTGTTGAGCCTTATAGTGCTAGCAAATTGTTTGTAGAGATATAACGCTTGTTTAGCGATTTGTGTTAACGAAGTTCTAAGATGTTCGGCAGTAAATGATAATCTGCTTTCGTCTTCTTCGACCAAGAGTGAAATTGCTGTTCCACTGTTAATGCCTGCAGGAAGAGTTGTGTTTGTTGAAATTTCACTAATACACGACAAGTTGTTTAATTCGTTTAGAAGTTTTGTTTCTTCTTTTTCAAAATCTTCAGGGATTGTTCCAGGGTCTAAAAATTTTGGAGGTGTTGAGCCGTTCCTATAAACTATAATTTTACCAGGTTCAATTCCGTTAATTTCCAAGTTGTCAATATCAACAGAGCCATCTTCTACTGTTAAAACGCCAGATGTAAGTCTGCTTAAAAACTCGTGTTTTCTGTTTTTTAATGAGTTATATGCTCTTTGAAGAGGAATGCATCTTTCAATAACGCTCATTCCCCAGAAACAAGAAAGTTGTTTGATTGAGACCTGTTTTATGAATGGATAAGTTCTAACATTGCTTTTTGAATTGACGTATGGAAGGTCTCCGTCGTAAAGAAGTTTGTCTTTGCAAACGATTGTGAGTTTTCCGTTTGGGTGTCTTTTGGTTGGTTTTTCATAACGCTCAATTAACAAAAGATAATCGTGTTTTTTTGAATGAAGAACTTTTGTATAGTTGCTTCTGCCAGAAAAGTTTGAGTTTGATGTGCTGTTTGATAGTTCAAACAAGTCGACATCTTCACCTGCAAGGTTTACTCCCCACTCGCTGTTAATTTCTGCTGCTGGATATGCTCTTGTTTCAATGATTGAAGAACAATCTTCGAGTGATTCGGAAAAATTCGAATCGGGATAAATTTCAAATGGTGAGCAAACTGAAATTTTTACATCGCCGCCATTTTTTGATGCGACCTCGTTTGTTGAAAGCTGATTTGTGTCCCAAGAAACTTTATAAAAACTAGTTCCAGTGATTTCGCTCCAGTGTGTTGCTGTGTTTACTAGTGACGAAATATTATTTTCCTTGAAATTTGAGGATAAGATTGCTTTTGCAAGTTTTGCGCTGTAGGTGTCGGCGTCGGTATTGCTTGATGGTTTAACTTCTACTTGTGGTTTTACTTTATTGAGTTTTGAAAGTCTAGATTCAATTATTGGTGCAATGTGGTTATAAACTTCGCGGTTTTCCCATATGTAGTTTTTTTCAATTTCAGAAAGATTCCCGCTTGGCATTATGTAGCTATATTGATTTCCTACATAAAAATTCATATTAAGTTCCCAAATCAGTTCATAAGGGCGTCGCTCTTCTTGTTTTTGTTTAAAATCATTTGTGACAAAATCTACAATGACTTTGTCTTCTTCTTTGCTGTAAAAATACTTTGAATTACTTTTCATTATTTTTCTTATTGTCCTTAAATAGTTTTTGGTATTCTTTGAAGCAATGGTCACAAAGGTATTGATTACCCTTGAAACTATTGGTTATTAATTCTTGTGTTGCTGGGGCAAAACATAAAACACTATCACATTTTATATTGCTGTTGATTTTGTTAATTTTCATTTAAGAGTTCTCCAAGAAGTTTGTCTTTTAGTTTGATTAATTCTTCGTCTGACATTTCGTTTAAATCATTCTCATTCACCTTTTCTTTATTAATTTCAAACAGAATTTTAATAGCGAGCATATCAGGCGGAATATAGTGTTTGGTAATTTTTTTCTTAACCAAAGTAAGTGTTTGAGCCTCATTTTCTTCTTTTCCATTTGATGATTTTAGTGTAACATTTGATTCTTTATTCTGAGTTTGACCCGTGACAAAATTATCAAACATTGAAATGTTTTGAATGGAATTTTCACGAAACTTTGATTTATTTTGCGTTTTTTCATACTCTTCTTGTTCTTCATAATAATAAAATCCATTTGCTTTTTTTAGAAGAATGTCAATTAGTTGTTTTTGTATTTTGTTTTTATTCATTATCTTTTTAAAAGTTGCCTATATAGTTGTTCCTTGTGTTGTTGAATTTGAGACTTTTTCTGTTTTTGTGAAATAGGTTTTTCTTGAAGGTTCATAATGTAGTATCGAAGTTCGTCAAGTGAATGGTCATCTTTTTTAACTGGTGAGTCGTGACTGCTCCACCTGTATGTTTTTATTTCGCGAATTAAATTTGTGCAGCAAGAAAATATGAAGAGTTTGGTTTTTCCTTCAATATTTTTTAGGTATGTTTTTACTTTAGATATTCCACTTAAAACATCTTTATTTACTTTTGGATTTACCAAAATTCCATTTTCATAAAATAAATCCGAAACACTTTTTTGTGATGCTAATGTTTTTTGGTTGGCTGCACTGTCGATTAATGATTCAATCATTCCATTGTGATTTTTCTTCCAACCAAGTGAGTTTGAAATTTCTTTTATTTTTTGTGAGTGATATTCTATTGTTTTATTTTCTTCATAGTGTTCAGCGATTACGTAAATGTTTCCGTCATAATCTTTTGCGTACCAGTGGCAAGAAAGTGGATTTGATAGTCCTGGGTCGATTGATAGTGTGTCAAACCAACTTGGGTCGACTTTAAAAGGAGTTATTACGTGTGTGTTCAAATCAAATTCAGTGTAAACTAACCCAGAATCAATAGAAGAAAATCGACCAAATTTTCTACTTTCAATCTCATCACTTGACATAGTAAGTGATAGACGTTCAATTTCTTTCTTGTTTAAATATGGATTATCATTCCAAGAAATAAAAAGATAAAATACTTCAGGGTCATTGAGATTGTTTAGGTAGATTTGTTCGTAGATAAATGTTAATCCTTTGAGTGGTGTCATTGTGCCAAATATCTCACCATTTTTATCGAGGACTCTCATTTTGCATTCGTTGTAAATATCTTCTGGTGGTTCTTCATCAAACCAAACAAAATCTAAACTTGAGCCTTGAAATTTTTCTCTGCCTTCTTCACACGATTTAAACCAAATTTTGCTGGTGTTTCCAAATGTGTTATTAACTAATATGCATTCAATGATTCCTGTGTCTGGGTTTGTTTTCTTTCCGCTTGTCATAATGATTTCTTTTATTGCTGACTTTGGTAAATATTTTAATATTTTTGATTGGGCAACTTCTTTTTGGACTCTTTGTGAAAGACTTACAACCCAGCACTCTGTTTGTGGTTTATTTTTCTTAAATGGATGAATTCCAAGCGATAGCCAAATTGTTTCAACTGCACCGCACTCTGTTTTGCCTGTTCGGTTTCCTCCAAACACCCACCTGTTTCTTTTTTGAGACTTGTGAAATTCTAGTTGTTTTTCGTGAACAATTTTTCCAGTATTGTAATTTTTTAGTGGCAAAATATTTCTAGATTTTATTATTTTGGAAAGTTGATTTAATTTTAAAATTGAGTCTTTTTTCATAATAGTAAAAGAAAGAATATTTGTTTTTATATTTTGACAAAAATCGCATTTTCAAATCAAAAAACACGAAATATAATATAAATATGAGAAAAATTTGTAATATTTTGTTAATGTTTTGCGTTTTTATGCCAAGCTTAAAATTTAATGTGGTAGATGTTGCTAGTGCTGATTCAACTATGTATGCAAAGGTTTTGAATGGGTGTAATTTGTATAAGACAAGGGATATGGAAACGAATGGATTTAATGACGTTTATTTTGAGGTGCCTGAGACTTATTTTGTGACTATCCTTGAAACGGTTAATGAAAATTGTTATAAGGTTCAGTATGATAGATTTATTGGCTATATTAACCCATCAATGATTCAGGTGTCGACATTTATACCAGCAAACAAAACGCTTGAAGGAATTACTTGTGAAATAAAGACAACCAGTGGAACACAAATTTGGTCTGCCCCAACAACCTCAGCAGATGTTTTAACAACAATTAGCGCGGGGACTAAAGGGATAAATTATATAGCATCTTGTTATGGTGGGGTTCCTTCTGGTGGCGAATGTGATTTGTGGTATTATGTTTCTTATGTTCCAAGTGAAAATTCAACCAATGTTTATGAAGGTTATATTTATTCTGAAAATGTTTCAAACATATCTCCTATTCCTGCAAATTTAGAAACTAATCCAGAGCAAATAATTTCTGCAGAAAATTTGGAAAATAATTCATTATTAATTTCATCAACTGTTAAGACAATTATTGTTGCAATAGTGTCAATTCCAATTATTTT